TGGATCGTTTTGGTATATAGCGGTTGCAGAAGCTGCAATACTATATTCACTTAAACCTTGAGCATCTTTATTCTGACCAACTTTACCTATTGCTTTCAATCCGAAAGCGGCGTCTTTGTTTGCCATATTTTTTACTCCTAAGTTTTAAGTTTAATTGGGGTTCTGAATTGTTAAAAAATTAACTTTTCTTAGAGCCACCAAAAGTTACACGAGTCTGTCTATCAATATTGATAGGCATACTTGGGTGCTGTTCCTTCATGAGATCGTTTTCTACTGCTTCATCTTGCTCAATACCTTGTTTTGCATAGTATTCAGCTCTTGATTTTGCAATCTCTTCCGGTACCCTAGCCAGCACTAGGCCGCCAACTCCGATTACACCAGCGTATTTTCCGTCTTCGACAACTGGATAATTTGAATCTGGGTATTCATCAGCACGAACTAATTCGTAACCTGATCGTAATCTTCCAGCGATATTTTTAGAATCCTGAAAGCCCATTGATTCTGCTCTTATCCATCTATGCCTAAAACCGTTTGGCGCAGGTGGTGCGTCTAAAGATGACGGTGGAGTCCAAACTTTAGGTCGAGATGTTTTATCTCTAGTTTGACTCGCACGAGAAGCTTCTTTTATATTTTTATTTTCCATATGCATTTACTCCTTCGTGGTTAATTGTTTCGCATAAAGTTCAAGTGGCACACCTAATTTTTTAGCAATTGCTACTTGTGACGGCGTGAGTCTCACAGTTTTGCGACCGGGCTTACTACTTCTAGATGCCGAAGCAACTACTTGAGTAGGTTTTTCCCTTGTCGAATTTTGTGTCTCATTATTACCAAATTTCTGAGGAAATTCAAGTCTTATTCTTTTATCTATTTCTGCATAATATTCATCAGATCTAGCGTCATATCCTTCCTCTTCGGTTAACTGCTCATGTATTGCAATAGCAGCGCTTTTCATTACTCTATCCGTGTTAAACCAAGGATTTTTTTGAGCCCAAGACTGTGCTTTAGGGTCAACAACATCCACTGGTTCTTGTTGTAATTGAGATCTCCTAGCTTCTACTGGAGTCTCAACTTGAGTTTCTGGTCTAGATTTTAAATCAGCAAGTCTTGCTTCTTCATAACCTAATCTTGAAATCTCTGTTTGTGCAGCAACTTCTAATTCTAAATTACCATCTTCTCTTGCTTTGGCTAATTTAGCAATTGCTGCTTCTTTAGAAGACTTAATTCTGTTTTCCATTTCAGACACATATCCTGTGTCCAATCGGGTTAAACGTCCTTTTAAAGTCTCTTGCTCTGTTAATACTGATTTTGCATAATCTAAAGCAGCTTGTTCTCTTCTTTCTGCTTCACGCATTTTCTTTGTTAACTTAGCAATTCTTTTTTTTACTCCTTCTGAGTAGTCTTCTAATTCTTTCTTTTTTTCATTATCTTCTTCTGAAGATGCTTTCTGTCCTTGGTCCGTGGTTTCTGTTGCTTGAACAGTAGACTGCTCATCAGATTTCTGAAGTGAGTCATCGGACTGATTACTGTCTGTAGTTTCATTTAATACCTCTAGTTCTGATTTGGGAGTTTCTAATTCAATTTCTGCTCCTGGGCCGGAAGTATCTATGTCTACAGTTTTATCTTCTTCTTGCATAGTTGTCTCCTATGTTGTGGTTAAAATTGATGAAAGATATCTTCGGGGTCTTTCACCGTTGCTAAAACTTCATCATCATTCAGAAGTCTTACTTCCCCGCCATCGATTAAGATTCGGCTTCCTGCATATCTTGCAAAGATTACCCAATCACCGACCTTGCACCAAGGACCTTCGGGAAATTTTCCCTTATCATAACAATGTGGTCCCATAGCTAAGATCAATCCACAAGTTGATGCAACTTGTGAACGCTCAATAGATTCATCTGATAAATAAACTCCACCTTTAGTTTTTGGTTTTGCTTTAAATGGCAAAACTAACATTCTCCAACCGGTAGGTTGTGGAAGTTTAGTAGATTCTTTATCTTTAATAGAATTTTGTTTATCTGCTTCTTCTTCTTTTTCTTTTTCGTATTTTTCTGCCAAAGCTAATTTAATCTTTGGTACTTCCGTCGAACTTGACGACATTGTCGTCGGTTTTTGCTCCGTCATTTTTTTGCTCCTTTGGTTTCAGCAGGTTAGAGATTTCCTGATCTACGTATTGATAGGCATGTGCCTGTCCTAACAAATACTTATATTTTTCCATATTGTCAACACCACCAGCAAGAAAGTTTTCCCCTATTTGTTGGTAGTTATCTCTTAATGTCTTTCTTAGTTTCGAAAGAAACTCGGTTACATCCATTTAGCAATTCCACTTTCTTAGGGATTTGTTGATTCTGCTATTCGGATCCCTGGCCGTTTTCGCAGATGTTAAGCGTTTTTTCATTCCGCTCATTCTAGCACAAAAAGACTTACGTCTATTTGCTGCTTTAGAACCTTTTTTTAATTTAGATGGCTTAGTAGTAACAGCCATAGATAATTTAGAACCAGGATTTGCTCTTCTATAAGATGCAATACCTTTTTTATTTAATCCACCGGATTCTGATTTACCTTCTTTTCTTTGCCACGCAGGAGTTGCTCTTCCTCCTTTAGCTAATTTGGTAGGAACTTTTTGTCCTTTTGGAAAAGGAACGTTTGATTCTAGTTCATCAAAAATAGCTTTTGATCCTCTAGATAAAAATGCTCTACCCATTCCTTTTGATTTTAACATTACTTTTTACCTCTTTTTGTAAATGTTTTAACATTAGTTGGTTTGGGTCCTTTATTACCAGCAGATCTTTTTCTTTTGACTGCAGATCTTTTTTGGGACTCTGACATTGCTCTTGCTTTAGCTAAAGGAACACATTTAGGATATCCTCTTCTTTTCTCTCCTTTAGATCTACCACAGGGTGCATAGGAACCATCTTTTCTTTTAGATCCAATATCAACCCATTTTTCTGCAACCCATTTTCTTAAACCATTTTTAGCCATACTAATATTTCTTAGTTACTTTTCTTCTGTTGTTCATAACTTTACCACAGCCTTTAGCAATTCCACCTTTGGCTTTCTTTTCTCTTTTACCACCAGGTGTTACTTTGCCAGAGCAAACGGCAGAAGCATACATATTAGCGTAAGCTGAAGGATATACCTTAAACTTTCTTTTTGCTGCTGCTTTTCCTCTTGAACAAAGTTTGGCCATTATTTTTTCTTTTTCATTTTCATTTTAGATTTTTTAACCCTTCCACCTTTTTTCATGAAACCCATATTGTTTCTGACTTTAGTTGGAAGTTTGCCTAAAGAATCTTTCTTTTCAGCAGGTACTGGTTTTAATTTGCCCATTACTTTTTCTCCTTTTTACAGTTACATTCGTGACTACATAAACATTGTGTAATACCAAATATTGTACAAACTAATTCACATACTTTTTGTTTTATTTTTTTTAACATGTTATTTTCCTTTTTTTGTATTAATAATATCTGTTGCTTTGATTCCATATACGGCAGCCACCACTGAAATCCAAAGTCCAGTTATCCACCAAGGCATACTTTGTAATTTATCAAAATACAAGTCCAGTTTTTTAGAAATATCTTCGTCTTCTGCAAATACAGAATACGCTAATAAAAACAGAGGACTTGATAGCGTCAATAAAATGAATTCATCTTTCCAATCGTTTTTCTGTGCTTCAAATACTTTACCAGTGTATTCAATTTCACCACGTTTCATTTTTTCAGCATGTAATAATGCTGCTTCTGACATAGCGATTTCAGATTTTTTCTTGTTAGAATAAATTTCTACTGCGGCCTTGACTCCAGAGCCTATTAAACTCCATGGAAACATAACCTAGTACCAAGTAGCAGTTTGTTTTTTTAAAGTTTTAGTACCTTTAACAGTTACTTTTGGATTTTCACCAGCTTTAGGTGTAGCAATTTTTTTGCCACCTTCTGGAGTTCCAACTTCGTAACCACATTTAGGCATTTTTGTGTTTTTTTTCATTTATTTTTTCCTCTTCTTGGACATTTTAGCTTCAGATAAAGCAATTGCAATAGCTTGTTTTGGGTTTTTCACAATTTTTCCAGATTTTCCACTGTGAAGTTTACCTTTTTTAAACTCTTTCATTACTTTTTTTACTTTTTTCTGCCCTTTGCTTGTTTTTGTCATTACATTCCTCCTCTTGGATTGATAGTTTTACTTAAGATAGTTTTTTCAATAGAAGTATCCGCTCTTAAATTAGCTAATTCTTCGTTTTGATTTAGTTTTTGTTGATCCGTAGCTTGATTCATCATAGCTTTCATCTTATCCAGATTAATTCTATCTTCATCGGATCTTTTCTTACGTTCATTTTCCTGTGCTCTTAAATCTAATTCTCTTGCTTTTAATTGAACTAATGGATCATTACTTAATTGAGAAGTTATTTTCTGTTCTTCCTTCATAAATTCTTCTGTCATATCTGCAATCAATAATGCTTTTCTTGCTTCAATATCTTGAACCATTTGTTGCATCTGTTGTTGAGCTTGTGGGTCTTGCATCATGGCAGGATCTTGTTGCATCTGTTGCATTTCCATCATCTCATCTTTAAATTCTAACTGAACTTGTTCTTGTGCCATTAAAGAAATATGTTCTAAAATATTTTTTTGTAACCCACCCATAATCACAGGATTATTTTTAGCAAGATTGGTTCCCATAAAATTTAAATGAGCTGTCATATGAGCTCTATGATCTTGACCTGGAAAAGCTTGGAACGGTTGTCCATTCAATGCTTGAATATGTTCTATAGAAGGATCTAGTGGTTGTGGTTGAGCCGGTCTATTTAATACTTTATCAATATCTTTAACTCCTAATGCTTCATACATATGTCTATATGCTTCGTACATATTATGCATTTGTGGATTAGAAGTTGCTAATTGTAATTCTGTTTGAGCTAAACTAATTCTTTGTGTTTGAGAAAAAATATTAGGATCTGCTACAGGAATAATATCTACTCTGTCATCAAAGTCAGTTTGCTTAATAGTTTTTTCTCCACCTACTACATCGTAAGGATATTCTTCTGGTAAATATAATTTAAATACTCGAGCAAGTAATTTGAACTCTTCTTTTAATGCCATGTATATTCTTTTGTGAATAGCTGACATAGTTCTACTTCCTCTTTCTAACAGCGCTACGGTCGTACCCACTGCCGCTTGTTGGTTCCCATCTCCTACTTGCAGATCTGCTATTGAAGCGAAGCGCTGACCTGCTTGAACTACGACCCCCATAAGTTGCAAAAGAGTTTGGCTCGGTTCTTTAAAAGGAAGAGGCATAAAAGCATCTCTCAAATTACCACCTGGAGCATCTACATCTCTAAATTCACCAGGTTGAATAGACTGAGCGTCATCTCTAATTCTTATTCCTCTCATCTTAAATCCCGCAGGTAAGTTAGATAAGGTCCCTGCGTCTAGTAGTGTTCGTAATGCAGCAGTTGCTGTTCTTGATAATCCACCGATCATATGAATTAAACCAAAGCCATAGAAACCTAGACCTGGTAAAAATTTAAAATGAACGAAGTAAGATATTTTTGTTTTTCTAATATCTCCTGCTTCATAGTTTCTTCTAATCGATAATATTTCTCTAGAATTTTCTTCAATGGTTACAATGTAAGGAAGTTTAATTCCTGTAAAATCACCTTCTGCGTTTCTGTCTTCAAATCCTTCTAAATCTAAATTGACATGACATTCTAATAAAGTGAATACATCTTCATTTCTTCCCGTTTGTCTTCTGCCTTCTAATTCATGTTCTTTTTTCTCTAGATCGGTTTCATTGTCATAACCTGGAGTTAAAGGAATATCTCGGTAAAAACCAGCTACTTGTTGTTTACGTAATTCGTTTTCAGATATTTTAATTCTATGGATAATAGCTTCTGCATCCTCTAAGGAAGTTGCTGAGTAAGGAACAATTAAATCTTCCGCTGGTACAAATTTAGAAACAGCTCTTCCTAATAAATCATCATAGTATACTTTTTTAAAAGCAGAACCGGATAGTGGTAAATAAAATAACATTTGATCAAATTCAGGCTCATACTCTTTCATCTGAGTCATGATTTGATAATTCATAAATTCTTTTACTCGTAAAGACTGTTGTTCTTTTTCTAAAGTCGGAACACCCATGATTTGAGTTCGTACGGGTCCATTTGCAGGCAATAATTCTTTGTACGCCAAAGCTTGAAACTGAGTCACGGCTTCTGCTAATACAGGGTGAGTTGCACCTGACGCACCTTGGAAAGGTTCGGTTCTATTGTCATATTTAAATCCTAATAAATCTAAACCTGTAGTGTAAGCTTTTTCCCAATCTTGTCTGGATGATTTATAGTCGGAATAATTTTCATATAGTTCTGAACCAAGAGGCATTAATATTTCCTCTGGCAACAGTTCCGCAAGGTTATCAAAATGACCTTCCGATTCTGCCTGGTTAAAAGCCCCTGGTTCAAAATTAATTTCTACACCACCATCTCCTGTTTCGGTAATTTCCGTGTTCCCTGGATCAGGAAGCGACTCTTGTGTATCAATAACCTCTTGTAAGGATTCTTCTGGAGACTCAATCTCTATTGTCTTAGTGACTTCATTCGGAAGTGCTTTGTCTATTTCTGCCATGTATTATCTCCAACCTTTTTTGGCTAATTTAGGTTTGCCTGATCTGACGAGTCCACCTTTAGAAAAAGATCCTTCTACTGTTCTTGAATCTCTAACTTTTTGTTTTACATTTTTTTCTAAAGCAGATAGTTTATCTCTAGTATCTTTTAGTTCTCCCATTACTTTTCTTTGAGTATCTATGTCTTTGTTTCGTAAAAATACCTCTTTATTTTGAGCAACGTTTTCAATATCTTTTTGATTGACCTTTTTCATTTTGTCAATTTTAACTAATTTTTCTTTTACTTTATCAGTAGCTCCTTCTGCTCCTTTAAATTTTCTATCTTCAATTTTTAATTTTTTTAAACTTTTTTCAACAAGAGGTTTAGCCTTTTCTACAAGTCTTCTACCATATTTTTTTAATACAGTTTTACCTATTGCTGTGCCTGCTGCTAATAATGGTCCTGGCATTTATTTTCTCCGATTTTTATTTAATCTTACAATTTTAACTTGTTTTAATGGAACATTCAACCCCTGTGGATTAGGTCCGCGTTTCGGGGGTATGGTTCTAGTGAGTCTTTGTGTCATTACCAATAGTATTTCTTAGGATTTTTAATTATAGGTTCATCTATATAGTCTTCTGGATGGGAAATCAATCCACCTTGTCTAAATCTCATAATAGCTTGAGTCATGGAGTCGACTAAGTCATCATGATCTCCATGAGGAAAAGCTGCACATTCCTCAATAACTTCTTGA